CCATTACCATCTGGGATCATTTTTACATTTTTTATACCTTGATGCTCTGCCCATTTATTCATTACAAAAGCATCATTTACACTTATACAATAAATTTCATCTATCCCTGTGTTTCGAATTTCGTCATATTTTTCATCAAAACCTGGAAGTTGATAAGCACTACATGTTGGCGTAAAGGCGCCTGGAAGGGAAAATACTACAACACGTTTGCTGTTAAAATATTCATCAGATGTGACATCTTGCCAGCGATACGGATTATCACCACCAACAGCCTCGTCGCGAACACGGGTCTTAAAAGTTACATACGGAACGGGTTCGTGCGTACTCATTTAAACATCCTCTTATTAAAATAGGAAAACACAATGTATTTTCTTAGACATGCTACAACAAAAAATACAGAGGTAAAGACGATTGTCATCACCTCTGCGCTCAGTTCGAACGGTAGAAAGATTTTCAACAGAACATAGTTTAACACAAGATTGATCGGTGTTGCAACTATTGTGTCGCTGACAGCAGTCTTTGCTATCTTCGCATTAAAAGCCATTAGCTGTGTAACCTGTCATGCTCGTACAGCATGAGAAAGCCATAGTGAATGATTTTCAGAATGTCTTTGCGATGCTCGCTAGGCTCGCCTTTCTTACCGTAGCGACCGTTATACTTATCAACATTGCCAGAGAAGAATCCCAGACCATGACCACGGTCAACAATGACTTCAGCAGACTGCAGCCCACCTTGCCCATAGTGCCCGCTGTAAGTAGAGTCAATGTACGCTTTAAACTCTTTCAGCAACTCATCTTCACGAAACTTATATTTAACTGTCAATTGATTTTCCTCTCATTACCATTTTTGTCTGTGATAATCAACTCATCTTTTTCATTGATGACCATTTTTTTAGCTTTGAAGACGCTGAGCAGCGAAGCCCACACATCGACCAGCCCGTCACGATAGCCAAAGTGTCTACCGACTTTGTATGCTACGAAGAGCATAGCGGTCGATAGAATTGTGTGCGTAGTGGAATCCATGACAACTCCTAGAAGATTTTAATGCCTTTCAGCTTTTCACCAGAAGTCGATTTATCAAAGACTGGCACATCGTCATCAACAAGGTCTTGCTGGGACTCATCTACATCATACAGCTTCATCTTCGACCTGTCAACCCCTACGACGAATCTTTTATCGACGTTAGGATCGTTATAGCGATTCTTCAACTGCTTGACCATAATCTGACCAAGACTGCTCAGTTCATCGTTTGAAATCAAAGCAAACATCAAGTCAGCGGTTGCAGGAAGGCCGAAAGACTCCGAAGTGTCTTCAAGCCCAGGATCAGAATTGCCATATCCCGACCGAGTAGTCTGTGTCGCTGACACAATCGGAACATCAAACTCTACAGCCAAACCGCGAAGCTCTTCAGCAATCGCTTTGATATAGGTGTAAGAGTTGATGGCACCACCCATGGATTTCATTCGCGAGGATGCGCAGATATTCAGATAATCAATGAATATCAATTCTGGAACAAACTTCTTCTTTAACTTCAGTTCCATTAGCAACGCCCGAAAATGACCTGAGTGTGCTTGCCCGGTCGGGTACTCCTTGATGATCAGCTTACCGTTTGTGCTTTCCGCAATCTTACGCACACGGTTCGAAAACATATCTTGCGACATATTCTCTAACTGATCGATTGGCACATTCAGCAGATTCGCGTCAATGCGTTCAGCAATGCGCTCCTCTGCCATTTCCATCGTAATGTACAAGACATTACGACCCTGCGATAGGGCACTAGCCGCAACATGACACATGAACAGCGACTTACCGACGCCTGTACCAGCGAGCGCAATATTAAGGGTCTTATTTGGTAGCCCGCCCTTTGTGATACGATTAAAGTAATCAAGATCAAAGGGTATGCGCTCTTCTTGCTCATGGTAAAAAGCGTATCGCTCGTCAACATTTTCAAGGTAATCGTGTCCGATGTTGGTATCAAACGATACGGCTAGTGCATTCTGCAGTATGTCAGGCAGCGCATTCTTCGTAAGCTTCTCGTGCTTACCATCAATGATGGAGATAGACTCCATGATTGCACGATAGACTGCGCGGTCCTGACACCACTTTTCTGTAGTATCAAGTAACCACTGCATATTCTCATCTTTTCTTTCGAAAATATTAGGGAGAATGTCAATGGCATGAGTATACATCTGATCACTGATTCGATCAGACTGATCAATCTCAATTTTAAATGCTTCAAGCGTAGGCAGCTTGTTGTACTTGGTTACAAACTTCGTGACTTCGGTAAAGATATGTTGATAAACACCCTCAAAATATTCTTTCTTAAGAAACGGAACGACCTTACGCATGTAAGGCTCGTTCGTCAATAGATTACGCAGAATTGTTTGTTCTAGATCAATCTTCACTTGTTTCCTCAGGATCGTTTAATACGAGAGAGCCAGATGCTGCTGCTTCTTCTAGCACACATGCAAGAATATCAGCAGCACGGTTTTGCAGTTCAACAGATTCGGTAGTTAATTCGCCGTCAGGAGTTGATACTATCACAAAATTAAATGTCAAGCAATCGCTTTTTCCATCAAATGCAATGTTACCAAATCGAATTACAGTCTCTGCAAAATCGCCCTCAAGAATACGCACATCCCAAGCTTGATCATTTTCTACAGCGCTAGCCGGAACTAGCGCATAGTCTTGCCCTTCAATCAACTTTATCATTACTCTTCCATTTCAAGTTCAAGTTCAATACCGGTACTGCCTGCACCAATCTTGTATTGCTTCTCGACAAACTCTTGAAACTTAGCATCGGCTAGAATATCTGCCCAGAAGTCTTCGCTCAGAGTGTCTTTTTCTCTGATTTTGTTTCCAATGACTTCGCCAGTGCTAGTGTCAACACGCTGATACCAACCATTGGAAGGCTTAGTAACGAAACCAGAAGCAAGGCCAATATCCAGAAGACCGCTAAAACGCTCAATGCCACCGTCCCAAGAAACACTAATAGGAATCTTAGACTTCTCTTTAACAAATCTAGACTTCTCGACATTAATGATGAAATCATAACCAGTTACCTCAGTGCCAGTCTTGTTCTGGCGACGCCCAAGAATCCAAATGTTGTCTGCAGAATAATAGATGCCAGTACCGCCACCGACGATATCTTTCGGGAACAGACCAATCTCTTTGTAAGTGTGATTGATAGCAAGCAACGGAATGTTCTTCATGGTCAGATAAGGCGTCGCCATACGAAACAGACCCTTGAGTGCTTTTGCTCGCGACATATCAGCCACAGACTTTTCGTCTAGCGCGTCTTCAAGCTCTTTCTTCGACGCGAGGTTACCAATAGAGTCGATGACAATGATTACTTTGTCTTCTTTTTCTAGTTGCTCTAGCTGACCAATCAGATCGAACTTGAGTTCTTCGACATTGGTAATAGGCGTGTGCAGAACACGAGACACATCAATACCAAACGTTTCGAAGTATGCTTGTGGCGAACCAAACTCAGAATCATAGAACAGCATCACTGCTTCGGGATCCGACTTCAGAAACTCTGCTGCCATCTTGAGCGCAAAAGAAGTTTTGAAGTGCTTCGAAGGACCAGCAAGCACAGTCAGACCAGAGGCCAAGCCACCTTTAAGACTGCCAGACAGAGCGACATTCAACATGGGCACATCCATGCGCGTAATCTCACGCTCTTGAAAAAACTCAGAATCAGAAAGCACAGCAGTAAACTTGACTTTCGAATTCTTTTTTAGTTTGTTCATTACAGACATATATTAATCCTTCAGATTTTTAAAGTTAACACACTCATCAAGAATAGGCAGCTTATCAGTCATGCCTACCAGCATTCGCACATCAGAATTTAGATACTCACCTGCATAGCCACGCGCTTGCTTGTAGCTCACTTCATTGTCAACTTGCGAACGAATGAAGGTTGGAATCATAACACTACGATCAGTTAGATCAGGCGCTTTCTCAATCATTCGACGCACAATTGCAGGATTTGCATTCTTACAATCAAGAATTGTGTCATACATCTGATTAAAGAATGTTTGCTTGACTGCTTTAAAGCCAGCAATCGATAGTTTAGCATAAGCCACTTCGAAGATGCTACCAGTTACCATGGTCTGTGCAGAAAAATGCGAAGTGTGTCGAATGATTTTCATGAAAGCAGGCAGAGTTTTTTCTGCACCGCCAACTAACGAATAATCAGAAGAAATAATCTCGCCAAGATTATGAGAGTCAGAAACTTCAGGCATATAGATGACTTTTGCATTGAAAACATCAGGTCCGAGAGCCATGGTAAGACGCTGGATCGTTTCAATGTTCAGTGTGCTACGAATACAAATACCAGAGTCAGACTGCTTGACAAGCTTGCTTACCACATTAAGAAAATCAGCGTCGTCAAGGGTGTCATTATCCAGAAGAGGAATATCTAGACAGATAAATGCAATCGAAGGCTTCCATTCAATAAGTTCATCTACATCCATTGCACTTGCCACAAGCTTTCGCTCTGTGGATTTTGTATTGAAAGCAACGTCAGTAGCGAGCGCTAGAGTATTGCTACCAACAATACCTACACGAAGAGGACCTGTTTTAGGCTTTGCTTCGGGCTGTGCATCTTGAATCATTTCAACTTCTTCACTCATACTTTACTCCTAGCTGTTTCGATAAGCATACTCGACGGCTCTGTCTGCTTCTTTTTCTAGAGGTCGACTAGTATACCACATTCCATTTTCATTGTCAAATTGTCTGCAGAGTTCTGCGATTTGTTTTGCGGTGATTGGATAGCCACTCTTGATTGCATTACCAGCAGTTGCGACCATAATTTGATACATCTTATGATACCAGCCAGTTTCGTTAATGGTCTTGTATTCTGCTGCTAACATTCTTGGCCAGAAGGGGCAGTCAGCATGACTTGACCAATAAATGTTGGTTTTATCTAGCGCTTGCTTACGATG